CAGTAGATATTGCTATTTGTTCAACGTGAGTGGCATCTCCAATTCTTAAAGCATCTCCACTATCTAAATTAGCAATGAGTGCAAGATTTCCTGCTGCATCATATTGATAATAGCCCTCATTATTAGCAACTCTCATATGTCCCAATGCTCTTATATCTCCATCTGCAATTATACTAACAGTATTACTACTATCACCGTGAAATCCAAACCAACCACTTGCACCTGTAAGCATAATATTTGCTTGGTTAGCACTCCCACCTGTCCAAGAAGTATCGTCTAATTGCCAAACACTATCATCTCCAAAATATATATTACCCTCTATATGTGCGTGTCCTGCAACATCTAATTTTTGACTTGGTGATGTAGTTCCTATACCGACATTACCATCGGACTTAATTCTTAATTTTTCACTACCACTTCCACCTTCAGATACTTCTACTGCAAAATATCCATCTTCTGCACCATTAGTATTATCTTCAATACCTGCTACTAAAGCAGAATAAACGTGTCCTGCTGTTGTTGATGCACTATCTCCCATTTTACCTTGAAGCATAGCAAAACCACCACTATTAGTAGTTCTTTCAGATGACATAGGTGTTGAGCCACTTCCTGATACTTGTAAGGTATTTCCAGGCGATGAAGTTCCTATACCGACATTACCTGAAGTAAAATTATGGCTACCATTATTAGAGTAATAATCTATATCATCACTATTTCTTCTTATGTATCTATTGCTATCATATAAATATATAGTGCCACCTACTCGCATATGATTTGAAGTAGCACCTAAATCTAATTTCACAGAACTCCAAGGGCTTGAATGCCCAAAACAAGCAACACCATCTTTTAAAGTAATTACATCATTATGAAAGCCATCATCATCAGAATTAGGCGTCAAAAATTCAGCACCATTTCTAAATAATACTTCTCTACCATCTCCAGTAAAACTTCCATTTGAATTACCACTTGGGTCATATCCAATACTTACACTTTCATTTCCACTTGTATTTCCTATTTGAACTACCCTATAAGTATCTGAATATCCAAATTTTGTTGCCTTTAAGCCAAGTAAACTATTACCATCAGAATTGGTAACATTTATTTGACTTTTTACATCTAACTTTGCGCCAGGAGAGCCTGTTCCCATCCCAACTTTATCTTCACTTGCGTCAGAAAATATTAAATTAGCGTCACTATCTCCCTCAACTCTAAAATTTACATTGCTACCTGCTTCATTTACTACAACTGTATAGCCACTTGGGGCTTTTAAATCTAAATTATTACTTCCAGAACTACCTACTATTGCTCTACCAGTATCCCAAGATAATACTCCATGTGCTGCTGCACTACCCCAGTGAATTTGTCCATCATCCATAAATTCAAGTCTTTTTGTTCCATTAAAATAAAAATCCATATGACCTGTTGAGTTATGATATGCTATTCTACCCTGGTCATAATCTGCATTATCTCCAAATACTAAATAAGCAGTTGAACTATCCCCTGCTTGTATAGCAATACCACCATTAGAATCAGATACTGTTTGTATTTGATAAGTTGCGCTAACACTTGATGCTTGTGTTCCATCTTTATATACTGTTAATAAAGCACCAGGCGAAGTAGTTCCTATCCCAACTCTAGAAGATGACCCTTGAATAAACATATCATCATTAAGGTTTATATCTACATCTCCACCATCTCCAAGTTTTACATAATCTTGTGTATCTTGTTTTAAGTCTAATAATACCTCGCCCCCTACTGCAAATTGCACTCTATCTGCATCATATTGCATATAAGTATTAGTATCTCCCATATGCCTTAATCTATATGGAATATCCATATAATCATGAGTAAGTGTCATAGCATTTGCCAAAGTTACTGAACTTCCAGAAGTAACATCAGCAGTAGAAGTTTCAAAATACATTATTCCCTCTGTTGAAGTAGCATCAACATTTACTTCAATTCTTGCAGATTGCCCATTCTGTTCTGGAACTTTATTTCTATGATTAAAAGTTACATTAGCATTACCACCACCATCATTAATAGTTAATGCTATACCACCACCACCATATCCAGCAATAATATCATTTGTTGCAACAATACTACCCGTATCTGATAAAGCATTAGTATTTACACCTATTGCACCACTTACAATCTTTAATCCATTTGGAGTAATAGTTGCTCTAGATGTATTATCTGTATAAAAAGTTAAAGTATCAGTTCCACTTGAAGGATTATTAAATCTTAAAAATTCAGCACCACCTGTAAAAAATCTTAATCTATCATTTTGGTCTTCTGAAATATAAGTATGACTACCCCCACCAAAATAAAGTCTTTCAGCAACTGGTAAATATAGACTACCACCTTCAATAGTTACATCTCCAGCAGACGAAACTACAACTCTATCTGTTCCAGATGTTTTTAGTTTTACATTACCTGCATCTTGTGCATTAATTTCTATTTGCCCAGTTCCTCTATGTAATATTTGTGTAGTTCCATTTGCTCCACCACTTGTTCTAATAAATCTTGCACCATAATCAGTATAAGTGCTATCTCCTATTAAATCTACATAAGATGATACATCTCCACTTGCACCTGCACCTATTTCTATGTTTCTATTTGATGTTGCAGTATTAAATGACAAGGTAGAGCCATTAAAAGTAAGATTGGCTTCTACTGTTGCTTCATCTGCATCTTTATAGGTTAATACACCATTAGCAGTAGAACCATCGTGAGATATGCCACTACTTGTAACATAACCATAAGATTCAATTTTTTCTTTAATTGCTCCAGAAGTCATTAAGTGGTCATCGGCATCAACGAACTCAGAACCAATATCAATATCATTTACTGCATGTCCACCAAGAGTTAAGTTTCCAGAAGTAGTAAATCCAGCAGCTGTGATTGTTCCACTTGTAGTATCATTAGCATCATTCTTTAAGAAAGAATCTGGTATTCTTGCAGCTGCAAAAGTTCCAGATGTAATCTTACTTGCTGGTAAAACACCTATTTTAGATGCTTCTATAGCTGCATCAGAAGCTATATTATCAGTAGTTAGGTCTGATATTCTAGCTAAAGGTACAGTTCCTGATGTTAATAAATTTGCACTATGATTAGGCACAGATGTTAAGTAGCTATAACTTTCAATCTTTTCTTTGATTGCACCTGATGTCATTAAATGGTCGTCAACATCATTAAATTCTGAGCCAATATCAATATCATTTATTGTATGTCCACCAAGGGTAAGACTAGAACCACTGCCCACTTCAACTATAGTACCGCTATCTCCATCGTGAATATACAATATATTGTTTGTATAGTCATATGCCAACTCGTAAGCAGCAATATCGCTTGTGCCAGGTGCACCAGACCCTCGTTTGATTTGAATTGTATTAGCCATATTTTATAATGGTTTTAATATGCGCCGCAATCTATAGTTGAAGATACAAGGTTTGTACTTAAATCTCCCAATGAATAGCCATTTGAACCAACACTTACTACTCCCGTAGTTTCGTGTGGAGCTAATGTTAAACTATCATAAAATTTCCAAACACCATCAGTTGCATCTCTAAATAAACCAGAATACTTTGTACCAGAAGATACATATTTACCGTAAATACCTATATCCGAAGTATCTGCAGAGTTATCTTTAGCTAATGCTATTGATACATCACCTACTTCTACCGTAGTAGAATTTACAGTAGTAGAAGTACCAGTTACAGTTAAATTACCACCAACAGATACATTTCCAGTAGTAGTTACATTTCTAATCCCAGTTATGTCTTTATTAGCATCTACTACAAGAGCTTTTGAAGCCGCCGCTGTACCAGCAGCAACTGCAATTTGGTTTAATTGAGCAGTTGTTGCAGTAACGCCATCTAACTTATTAAGTTCTGCAGTATCTAAAGTAGCTCCATCTAATATATTTAATTCTGCTGCAGTAGAAGTTGTAGCTAAACTAACTACTCCACTTGTTGCATCAAAATCAGCATTATCAAAAGTTGCTAAACCTTTAGTAGAACCATCGTCATCTGCATCAGGTATTGCATTAATAATGTTTGTTTGAATATCTACAATAAATCCTGCATTACTACTGTCTTTACCACCGATAAATAATTTACCTCCAGAACCATTGTTATTTAGCCAACCTAATTCTCCATAAGCTAACTGTGCGCTTCCCCCAGTTCCAGAGGGAGCTGTTGTGCTGTCATAAGCACTTTTTTTAATTAATATTGTATTTGCCATTTTTTTTCAATCTCCTCTTAGAAGTCTCCTCCATATATTGTTTCATTATCTAAAACTACACCACTTTCAACATTGAAAGTTACTGTATCTCCAGATACGCTTGTTGCTATCCCTGTCCCCCCTGTTAGGGTTAAAGTCTCTCCTTCAGTAATTTGGCTATTACCACTATCTGCTGCTGCTGTAAAATTTGTAAAACCAGCTGGAATTGTATTTTTATTTATAGTTACAGTAGAAGTTTGTTTTGTTACTCCTACATCTTTATCTGATTTTACAATAGTTATATTATTGCTCATGTCATTACCGTTACCCTTTCAATTACTGTAATTTTTCCTTCTAAATCTTTTTCAAACACAGGACCTACAGTATTTTTTCTAAATATATCATAATATAAATTATCTCCTGGCAATAAAGCTGTTTTAGCTGCAGCTATTGTAAATTTTACAACACCAGTTCCTCCTTGTTTTGTTGCTACTAATTCTATAGGATTATTACTGCCATCTTTTATAGGGTCTGTTTCTGGACTTCTTTTTATTTTTGATAAAAAGCTAATACTATTAGCTGATACATCAATAGCTGTGCCGTTAGCATCTTTTAATGTAATTGTCATTTCAAAATCTGCACCTTGTTCTATGGTAATATTATGTTTTGCTGCTGCCATTAGTATCCCTCCATATGTTTTTTAGTACGGTACCCTCTTATTCTTTTTTCTAGGTCTTTTAGCCTTCTTCTTACTTTTATCTTTAGCTTTCCCCATTTTTTTCTATTTCTTCCCATTACATAGAATGTTGTGCGATAACAAAGCTAGTTCCATCTTTGTTTTCATTAATATATTTTTTAGCCATCATAACACATTCAGTATATTCATTTTTGTAGTATGCAGCTCTATTTGCATCTCCTTTCTGAATCCACAATTGCTCTAAAACTTTAAACATAATACCTTCATGAAATTGAGAAGGATAATCTGGTTCTAAATCTATGTTTGTAGTAAACTTAGTGCTTTTAGATTCATAATGTATCTGCAATTCATCAGTTCCATCAATTTCATCAGAAACTAATGATGTAATCTTATTTTCCTGATAATCGTATTTACCTACAATTAACTTATAATCTCGTATAGCCCAAACTACATCGTTAGTAGGCCAATCAAATTTACTTGCTTTTGTTGTCATGATGGGTCCGTATCTGTTAAATCTATATTACCTATAAATCTTTTTACAGGTTTGTTGTTATAATCTACTCTAGTAACTTTTAAAACTTCATCACTGTTAGTAATTCCAGTGAAGTCTGAAAAACTATATCTTCTTTTATCTGCAACAGGTGTCATTTTAGCAGTTTTTTGCAATAAACCTTTAGTTTCTTCTTCAAATTTATCCATTGCTCTATTTAACATAGCTCTAATTTGAGTTTCTCCTCTATCAGGATGCTCTTGTTGAATCATTTCAATCATTTCTTTCTGTTTCATTGTTCTCTCATTTCTCTATTTTCTTGTGATGATAAAAAAGTTGCTAATGCACCTGCATATTCTTGTTGTAATATTTGTAAATCTTGCATTTTTAATCCGTGTTCTTCAGAATCGTCTTGAAATTCATTTAATTCAGATAATCTTGCTTTAATTGCAGTTTTTAAAATAATTAAATGTTCTATTTCATCTGGAGCTCCTACAAAACTTGTTAAATCGTCATCAAATGCTATTGTAGGATAATTAACATGTTCTACCGTTGCTCCAGAACTTGCAGTAGGTAAAACAAAAACTTTTCCAGCTTTTTTGTAATATACTGGACTTTTTGCTGTAGCTTCATAAATAGAGCCGCTACTAGGCTCATATCTTGCCATATCAGAAAATGGTATTTCTATAGCTGTATAACCATTTCTTGATACACTTAATATTCTTGCAGATGTAATAGGAGCTCCACTCCCAGTGACAGAACTGGTAGTGCTCATACTCCACAACATTCCCATTGGTAATACATTAACAATTTCTTTTGCAGCATCAGTTGCAAACTGCCCAATGGCAGTATTATCTACTGTTACATCTGTTAATAAATCTTTTATTCTACTTTTAATACTTGTTGCGCCCATTTTTTTCCTTCAGTTAGGGGGAGTATGTTTCAACTCCCCCAATTAACTTAACTATGCCTTGAATTTCAAGACAGTGTGTGTTTCTGGTAAAGAAATTTCTAGACCTGCTTCTGTTAGAATCATGTCTTTTCTTCCATCAACATTGTTGTTTTGAACATTAGTAATAATTTGAGTATCTCTTGATACACCGTTACCAACTAATGGTCTGTATGCTAAGTTCTTAAGGTCAATAAGAACAGCGTAATCTTTCCACGGTCCTCTAAATAAAGGCTCATGGATAAAGTGTAAGTTACCATATAGAGTACTTACTTTAGTTACATTGTGTCCGAATTGTCCTGGAACATTAGCAATGTCCATTCCACTTCCTGCTGAAGCACTTCCTGCTCCAACATTAGCCATGGTATTAGCTAAGAATCCGCTACCACCTAGTTTATTCAACCAAGTCATAACTTCTCTTGAAGCTAAAACAAGCTTATCTCCACTATTACCTGATTCTGGAGAGAAAATATCTTCCATCATGTCGATAAATGTGTCGTAAGTTGCTTCTGATTTGTCTACCATTTTTACCTTACCGTGAATTTCAGTGTAAGGTAAGATACCCCAAGTTCTACGAGCTGGACCAGAAGCAGCTTCGTCAGCTCCTCCAATTCCAAATAATAGAGCATGTTCAAGGTCCATCTTATGTTCCATAAGTTTTTCCTTGTATACTCTCATATACTCGTTAGAATCTCCACGATATCTTGTAGCTAGTGAAGTTCCAGAGAATAGAGGTACTGCAGTCTTAAAGATTTGACAGTATCCTTCTCTGTTGTAGAACTCATCTCTCCAACCTTCTGGGTCAGTTCCTGCTTCTACATGTGATGAACCAACTACTTGACCAACAGCATCTGCTAATAGTCTAAGTTTGGATGCATCTGCTGGAGCTACTTGACCTGAAGCGGTTGCGTTTGCTCCATTGCTTCCTGTTGGTTTGTACATAGCTTTGAGGAATGTAGCACCAATTGTGGTATTACCTGTATTGCTACTATTAGAACCTGCTGCTGTAGGGTCTGCATTAATTCTATAATATGCAGTTACATCAAAACCATTACTTCCATCAACTGAAAAAGCACTACCATTAACAGAATAAACTCCGTCGATTGCAATTACTTGTCCAGCTAATAGGAAAGGACAATCCTGTCCTGCTTCTTCTCTACCATATACATCATAGCCACAGTCTAATGCTAGACCGTTTGCTGCTATAACATAAGCGGCACTTGTAAAAGTACCAGTAGTATGTACCGTTTTCACTTCAAAGTTTCTTCGTTGCCACTGATGTCTTTTTTCTAAAAATTTAAAAACAGGGTCATCTGTAGGCTTCTTAGCAACTTTTGATAAATATGCGAAAAACGGTGATTGTTCAGGTGCCAACTCAGCGACTCTTTCTCCGAAATTAAAGATTCGTCTTGAATCATTAATAGATACGGACTGCAATGAGCCTTGGTCGTCACCTGGTCCTGGTGAATATACACCAGTTACGCTTGTTAAACTCGCCATTTTTTACTCCTTAGTAAAGTTGTAAATGATTACCATGGGTTGACTTTCTTATGGTCACCAATCATGGCATTCATTAGTTCGTCTTCTGTACTTGTTTTTGGCGATTGTACACTAGCACCTGGCTGTACACCTATGGGCTTAGGAATACCTAACTTACCTTGTCTTTGTTCTAATGTAGCTTGTCTTTGCTGAGCCTGTGGACTTACTTGTGTTGCCTGTTGTGCATTAGCACCAATATTCAGCTGATGTAACTTTACTAAATTATCCAAAGTTAAAGATTCAGGAGAGCTCATAGATTCCATAAAGTTTTGAGCAAGTTCTGGAGTATATCCATACTTTGACTGTAAAACACTTAAGGTTTCTTTTTCTTGCTGTAAAGCAGCTTGCTGTTTTTGAGCAGCTACAATTTCAGCATCTCTCATTGAATCTCTTTCCAAGATATAGTCATTCATTTGTTCCATATAGGCATCTTTATCATTTAGATATTTTGCAGATGGACTATCTGGGTCTGCCAGAGCTTCAGAATGATTATAGTCAGATGGCCTACTAGGCTTTTGTGGTTTAACTAATTCTTGTTTAGTCTCCTTAGCTTCCTCTTGCTTAAGAACTTGAGCTTTCATTGTTTCCAACTCTTGCTTTACAGCTCCTAATTCTTGAGAACGCTTATCTGCCTGGGATTGCCAATACTCAAATTGACTAGAATCACTCTTTGCATCAACAACTGGTTGAGTACTTCCTGGTTCACTTTCAACAGCTGGTTCCTCAGTCACCTGGCTTCCCGCATTAGCTTCGAACGGGTCATCAGATTTCATATTGAACACTTCATCGAAAATGTCATTCTGCGTAGGGGTTGAATCTACAATCGGATTCGTTTCCTGCTCTTGAGTCATTGTGCTATTTTCTTGATTTTCCATTTTTTCTCCTCTCTAACTCTCCTCAGAAGCGTCAAAGATACTTTTCATCTCTTTTACTTCATTAGAGTTCATCAGATTTTTTCTTTCATCATTTAACCTAGCTTGATATAAGCTGGTTGCCGCATCAGCCCTATTAGATATCTTATCTAACCCTGAACTGAATTTTTCTACCTCAAGTCTCTTCTTAGCGTGAACAGCTTCTCTATCTGCTGTCTGTAAATCGCCTCGGACTTGTTTTAATTCTTCTTGTAATTGTTCTATCATAGCTGCCATTTGTTGCATTTGACCTGCTCTTTGTAATACACCTTCTACATCTACAAGTTCTGATTTCTTCAATACTTCTACTTGGTCTATTAAGCCCATTTGGAACATTTCCATATAAGTATTGAGTAATGCCATTCTATTTGTAGGTAATGTAGAACCTGATACAATAACAATATCATATTTTCCTACTCCAATATCATGGTATTTAGTAACCATACCATTTTCCATTTGTTTGTAGAAATTAAATCTTTCTTCTGTTTCTTCTCCATTAGGTTGAACAATTCTAATAACTTTTTCTTCTGTGTATAATTGTTGCATTAATGGAACACAAACTCTTGCTAATTGATTTAATGCTCCTTCTATATCATCTCTACGGGATTTAATTCTTCGTTGTCCAAATTCGTCAACAACAATTGTCCCTCTATAGGTGGATGGGGCATTTTGTGCTCCACCCTGCATTAATTCATATATACCAAAGCCATATTCTAAATCATATTTAGCATCTGCTTCGTTTTTATACAATTCATTGGGAAGAGGTACTGGACCTGCCACTATGGGAGCTCCAAGTTCGGCGTCAAACTCAATAACACTAGTTCCAGCTCTTCCCCATTCTTCTTCAATCATTCGTATATCTGCCGACCCTCTTGGTATTAATAGCTTTACATTTGTACTTGTAGAGGCATGGGCAATAATTAAAGATCTAATTTTATTAATATATTCTTGTAAAGGTCTAAATAATCTTACATCTGATTCAGGAAACGGATTTCTATGATGTATATTCATTAATGGAACAATAGGATATTCTTCTACAGGAAGAACTCTTTGATATAAAAGATTGTCTCCAACAGAAACTGTTAAAGCAACACAGCATTTTTCTATCTTGTTAGATACAATTTTTTCTAATCCTATCAATTCTCCAACTGTAGTTGGTATTATTGTAGTAGTACTTCCTGGTATAGCATCTTCGTCTTCTGTTCCTGGCATCATTACTGGGTCTTGAGGTATGACAGTTCCATCTGCATCTATTTCTGGTTCTGGCAATTCAAAGTGAAAAGTGGTTCCCATTTCCTGTAAAACCTTCATCATTTCTTCTATTGCACCATCGTCAGATAAAATAACTTCTTCTCCAGTAATTTTTCTTAATCTAATGTAATATTTAGATGTATATTCATCATATTCTTCTTCATTAAACAAAAACTCTTCATTAGAAAACGGTTCAAATACATTATAGTAACAATGCAATTCTTTAGTATATCTTTCTATAAACTTACGTTTTGTATGATATACATTGTCGTCATCACCTTTGAATATCTGTCCTTCTGTTGCTGCTAAGTCTGTAGTAGGGTAATCTTCATTATCTGCTTGATGAGAAGAAGCATCCATAATGATATCCATAAAATCAGGATAAAGTTGCATTGCTTGTTCATCAGTCAAGTGTTTTGCTACTAAGATATGTGCAGCATCTCTAGCATAGACATCTTTAGCATTCGGATCAATATAAACATCTAAAGGATTTATAGATTTTATATAAACTTCTCCTTTACCCATGTCAGCCATAGGGTCTTGATAACAATTTACAACTCCCATTCCTCCAACATAGTAATCATCTATTACTTTTTTTAACTCTTCATTCCCAGTAGATTGATCCCATACCCATGCAAATAGATCAGAAAATACCTTTGCAGTACTTCTATCAGAATCTTCTCTTGCAGTAGAACGAAATTGAGGTGAATTGTATGTTAGCAAAGATTTTGCTGTTTCAACGATTGGATGAATACGATTAACTACAATTGGTGCTTGACCACGAGATTCTAATATATCTTTTTCTTCATTAGTCCATTGAGCTCCTGCTCTAAATTCTAATGCTTCTTGGAATTTTACTGCCCACATTTCACGAGATGATGAGTATTCTCTAAATAATTCTTGAGACAGTTGTACTTCTTCGTCTATAGAACCATCGTTCTCATCTTTAATGTCACCTGGTTGATAACCATAAACATCAATTAAATCATTATAATTCTGTGATCTAGTGTTTTGTTTTTGTTTTTTTATCTTTTTTGGCATTTATCTCTATATACCCTTTAGGTATTTCAGTGTGTAGTAAGTTTTTTAGAGTCTTCTTAAATGACTCTTTTGTCATATAATACTTGACTAAATCTATTTGCATACAATCCTCTCCGAAATTAACGAAACTTTAATGACTTTGTCAAGCATTATTTATCCTAATTTCCAATTTCTTGGTTTTATTTCATAATAATCGTCTAAATCTCGTTCCATATCAGCCCCTTCATGGACTGGTTTATAACAATTTTTATTAGCATAAAAGAAACCATCTAATAAATCATCATGCTTCCCTCGTGGGTATAATAACAATTCATCTGTAAGAGCTTGCATACCTTTCTGTATATATACACTACCCTGAGCAAATAAAGGTTGTAAGCTTTCTAATCTATAAGACTTAGATGTTCTTGGATTCTCTTTAATTTCTAATCCAGGAATAAATAATCCTTCATCTGCAGACTTTTCTTTGATATACTGTCTTAACATTTCCTGATACCCTACAGACTCTATTCTTGTTTTGGCACTTCTATTTACTCTGAAGTTTACTATAATAGAATCTGCTAAATCTAAAGGAGTAGCTCTTTTTCGATAATAGGGCAAAACAAATCTATTACCATCGTAATCAATAGCAATATTAAATATAACACTATAGTCTGCTCCTCTTTTCGTGCTAGATGCAGGGTCGACTCCTGTAAATATGTTTACAGGTCTAATCTCATTTACTTCCTCCCCATTTATGGTCGTCAGTATGAGATTCGACAACCCTTGCTCATCCGTCTCTGTATATCCCTCATAGTACTGTATATCTTCTTGTCTAAATAAATTTTCCTCATCTCCTACAATTTGACATAAATACTCTCTATAAAACACAGATACACGATTAATACTTTCCAGTTCTTCCTTTTTCTGCATAAGTGCTTCTGTTGGCCATACTGCATCCCATAGTGCTTTACCTTTTTCTAGGTCAGGAGCAAAATGCATATTAACCCAACCTTTCATTTCTTTTAAAGTTTCAACAAGACACCGTTGGTGCTGGGGAGTACCAATAACACATACTCTACCCCTAATAGGATCTAACGAAGGAACCCCCGATTGTAATAACCAACGGAGGTTTGTTTCCATCGCTTCTGAAGTTTTGGTATTATTTTCATCTTCAGGGTCATCAAGTATCAACAGAGTAGGACGTTGGTTTCCATGTTTGATTCCTCTTATCTGTTGACCCGTACCCTTACAAATAATAACCGACCCATCTTTTAATTCTATTTCAGAATTAGACCATTTTCTCGCTGATTGCATTCCCCAGTATCCAAAAAAGTGTCTAAACTCCTTAGAATAATCTAATACATCTTTTATTGTACCAAGTAACTTAGTAGCATGTCCCTGTGTTCTTGATACTAATACAATAACTTTTGGCCCTTTATCAAACATTAAGTGGTATAAAGGATATACGCCAGCAACAATAGAAGACTTAGCATGTCCACGAGGGGCAATAATATTAATTTGTTTTTCATCTTTATGTAATTCTTCTGTAATATCATAATGAAACCTTGGAGACTCCTCACTAAACATATTAGGCATTACCATACGACCAAATAGTAGCATATCTTGCTGCATTTTCAGTAATAATTTATTTTTATCCATCTATTTTAATAACCTTTACAAATATTTCCATATCTTCAGCTACATCATGCATAGTAGACATAAATAATAATAATTGATCTTTATTATTCGTCTTTATCTCTACTTGCTTCG